GAATAAGGATCTGCCTACGGAGTGCAGCAGCAGCCATGTCAGAGAGTAGCTTAAAGAAAGAATCACCAATAGACTTAACAAAATCTTTAAAGTCCCTTAAGCCACTCTGCAAAAAGCTGGAGAAGGCATCAGACACGCTATCTACAGCCCCTATGACTTGTCTGTCTAGGGTATCAGCAAACTCTTTTGATGTCATAGCAGCTTTTTCATAAGCTGTTCTAGTGTCTTTTATAACAACGCCGCCTTTTTTGACCTCACGGTTAGCTTCTTTCCAAGCTGCCTGTAGCTCTTTAATACGTTTAGCCAGAGCTTCAGTCTCAACAGTGGCAGATTTACCCTCACTAAGCATGACATTGGCAGAATTTGCGTTAAACTTAGCTCTAGCAGCAGATATTGTGGATTCTCTTAAAGCAGCTTCGTTAAGAATGTTTTTGACACGAACTTGATGAATGTCGTTTTCAAGACCTTGCTCTTGCTTGAAGAAAGCTATTCCTGCTAACCTACGAGATTTCTTTTCATTAGATAGAGAATCAAGACGTGCTTTGTTCTTTTCCTTATTGTTCTCTATCCAAACTTTAAACAAGTCATCTTCAACACGTTGTTCAGATTTGTAATAAGCGTTAATATTTTCTTCAGCAGCTTTACGCTTCTTTATCTCATCAGCAATAGCAGCCTCACGAGCAAACTTAGCAAACGCCTCTTTTTGTTTAGCTTGATTTATCTCGTAAGCGAGGGACTTTCTTTTTTGAGCAGCAAGAACCCCAGACTTAGCAAGGATTTCTACGAGTTCGTCCTTCATACCCTGTGAGGCAAATTCGCTTTGTTCAAAGGCTGTTCCAACAGCAACCATGTTTTTTACTAAATCTTCTGCTGGCCCTTGTGTGGCTGCAAGCAATGAGTTAAGGAGTTTCACACCCTCAAGTTGCGCTTTAGATATGGCCTCTATTCTAGGTCTAACGTCTGGACCCGCCACATTTAGAAATTTCTCAAGCTCCTTTTTCTCTTCCGCTAAAAAATCCATCTGAGCAGAAAGCTGATCTACAAGGGGTGATATTTTCGTTGCCATAGCGTCCTTTGCTATTAACCCTTGCATATCCTTGTATCTTGCAATTAACTTATCTAACTCAGACCTAGCTTGAGTAAAGGGTACGGTAAAAGCAAACTCTATGTTCTCAGCAACATCCTTTGATATGCTCTCAAAGTCTTTTAAAGCGGTCTTAAAATCTACGGCAGCTTGCTTTGCTTTATTGCCCATCTCAAATAACATACGACCAACAGCAGAACCGACAGGAATAAGGATGCCAAGAGCCGCTGACAGACCCACAGCAGCACCCATACTTAGTCCAAGTGGGGTAGCGATCATAGGGAGGATACCAGCAAGCTGTGCGCCCTGCTGACTGAAGGCTACAAATGCACTTGTGCCACCTTGAACCTGCACTGCAAAGTCACCAAACTGATAACCAAGCTGTTGAATAGCCATGTTGTTGCCATTCATCCTGTTCTTAGTCTGCGCCTGAGCGACATTTAATTTATTAGTTGCAACTGTAGCTGAGTTTAAAGTAACAGTTTGAGCAGCAGTTGCCACTTGAGCTTGTTTATTAGCAGCAGCAAACGCACGAACTTGTGCCGTAGCTTTTTGACTAGACATACCAAGAGCCTGATAGTCTCTCTTAGCAGCTAATAAAATCTTATTGTAACGAGCCTGAGAGATAGTGTTTTGGTCAACAGCTTTTTGAGCCTTAATGATTTGACGCTCTAGTCTCTCCACAGTGGAAACAGAAGCCTTTAGCCCTTTATCTCTTACTACTAAGTCTAGTTCAATCAGGTCAGCCATTATCTTCCTCACTAGTAGTTTTAATCCAGAGATTATCCAGAGACTTTATAATGCTTACCTCCCAAGGCGAAAGGTCTACACCTGTAATATCACACCAAGCCTTAATGATGTCATAAGATATTGGGTTAGGTCCACTCATACCATAGGTTCTACCATCATGTAGTTCTATAAAAGTGGCCCATAAGTGAGAAGCTGCATCAGGAAAGATTGCATCAGCGTTGGCTTGTTCAACATCCGCTAGTTCTTTCCCTAGCTGTTTGGCGACTTGGGCTAGGTGGTCGGCCTCTGTAGCTTTTTTACCTTTGCCACCAGAGACCTTCCTACCCATCTTAAAGGAATACTCAGCGTACTCCTCTAGTTCAGCCCTTACTTGTCCAAAAAAGCTTGTGCATCACCCAAGGCTGCATCTACTTGCTCACGAACCCAAGGTAGTGCTTCAAACACTTCACGCACCTTAGCTTCTGTACACTTTGGCTTTTCTCCACCAAGGGTGATGTTCCAGCCCTCAACGCACTTAACCAGAAGGTCTAGGGAAGAAGCTTCAATCTCCTCAGCAGTGAGGTTGAGCTTTCCGCCAGTCCGTTGCGCTTTCATCAATCGGCGGTTCTGTTGGGCATGAGAGATAGACTTGTATTTCTTTGAGTACGGCCCGTGTATCGTAATGGTCATCTCTTTCTTATCATCGTTAGTAAGAATTTCAGAGTTAACGGGGTTATACAGGGTTACGTCTGTAGTTTCTTTTGTAGTACCAATGTTCATCAGATCCATGTCGGGATTCCTTATATGATGTGTTGTAGAGGTTATATCGGGTTGATTTGATAGTGGGGAAGCATCAGACCCGACACCAACGCTTCCCCTACCCTAGCTAGGGATTAGGCTGTACGTGTGAGCTTAAGGTTAGTACCCTCTGTGCCATCGTACAGTGATACGAATGGGAGAGTAATCAAGCGGCTCTGTGGGTTCTGTACAGGAACAGAAGCACCATTGTACTTAACTTTTGGGAACAGGAATGTGTATGGGTTAGCTCCTGTAGGATCGTCAACAGATACTTCAATAGAAGATTCAGTCTCAGCCAAGAACTTGTTGATCAGTGCTGCATCTTCGTAGTAAACAGTCATTGTACCTTCTACAACCGCACTACCATACTCAAGAGATTGTGCTGCATCAGCACCAACTACGAATGTAGGAGCGAGGGAGTTTGATACAGAGAAGTCAATCGAAGTAACGATTGCAATGCTTGAACCGCCATCAGAGATTGTACCTGAGTAACTATCAAAAGGAGCATTGGTTGTAGACGCTGTAGGAGCACCGCCTGTGGAGGCAGTTGTGGCAGCTTGGGTCATACCCTTGCCAACCATGTCAAAGTTTGCTGTAACCATCTGGTTAGGGGCAATAGAGACGTTCATGGATGATACAGCCATACCAGTGAAGGTACGGAACTGAGAAATATCCTGTGCAGCATCTTCCATTGTGAAGAATTTAGGTGTAGTACCAATCTTCAATACGTTTGCGGCATAAGAACTAAAGAATGCTGATTCCATCAGTTCGTCAAAGTCACCTTTACGAAGGTCAACTTCTAAAGTGCCGCCAGCTTGTTTGTTACCGTGACGATCCACACGGGTCATACGGTCAGCTTGGATTTCATTACCTTCCACACGATCTTTTGTGAGGTCGAGGGAATGTGTGTTCATCGGCAAGAAAGCGAATGTTGGAGTGGATGGTGTAGTGCCAAATGCAGTCTCTGTTATGTATGAGAGACTGGAACGGCTACCTTGTGCAAAAGCCATGTTTATTCTCCTTCAAGAATATTAGTAGTAAGTGTTATTTTCTTAGCTTTTGGCTTTTCCGTACATGATGGATCAACAGCCGTAGCTACATTAGCGGGAACTTCATCTCCGACGAAGTATGTCTTGCCTGAGTAGACAAAATTCTTTTGTGCATTAATCATAGTGTTTCTTTCTTTATGAGTAGATGTACCAACCGATATTAACAACAGTATAATACCAAGGACTATCTACAAATCCATTATCTCTCTCAGCGTAGTCAACAGAGACGATAACTGTCTCATTATCTGCGTTAGTAAAAGAAATATCAGTGGTGGCATCAAAGGCGTCTATAACCGTGTTAGCCATGTTATCAGCAGCGGAGGGACCACTACCTTCTGGTGCATAACAGAATACCCTAAACACACCTTGATAGCGTTGTTGTGGATTTGGGCCTCGTACAGCGGGTCTACGTGACGTTGGTATAAAGGCTACCTTAAGGAAGCTAGTGCCTGTCTGAGGCTCAAATGAGACGTTCTCATAGGCTATTCCAGAGGGTAGTCC